CATGGCGTTTCACCCAGAGGGATATGATGAACCAGTTGAGTTCCTTGAGAATGGAGACTGGGAATCACACAACGAGTTTCTAATGGTTTTAATACAGCCATTTGAAAAACTAGAACAGGCAAGTGCCAATCTAGAAAAGATCGGATTCTATGAGTCTTGGGATAAAGACTATTATGAATCCACAGTAACCAAACGCAAAACTTATAGGAGATTATTATGCGAGGAATGAAAAAAACTGCTAAGAAAAAGAACATGAAGAAGAAAAAAAAGAATATGAAGGGCATGAAGAAAACTGCTAAGAAGAAAATGAAAGGCATGATGTAATGTTGTCTAAGAAACAAAAGACATTACCTGCTGGACTTAAGGCTAAGATTTTAAAGTCTAAAAAGAAAAAGAAAAAGGGTATGAAATAATGGCTGACTTTTATGGAAATCCTGTAAATCAAGCATCTATTAATGCTGAACTCAAAGTTTTTAAACAAATGGGTAAATCAAAAGCATATGCAAAGCAAACTTTAATGCACAATTTAAACTTGAGTGCAGAACAAGCAGATAAAGCATTATCTAATTATAACCCTGAACTTAATATACAATCAAACAATATGAAGTTTATGAAAAATGGCTAAGAAGAGTACAGTTAATAAAGCTGGTAACTACACTAAACCTGGCATGAGGAAAAGAATATTCAATAGAATCAAGGCAGGTAGTAAAGGTGGTAAACCAGGACAATGGTCTGCACGTAAAGCGCAGATGACAGCAAAAGCATATAAGGCAGCAGGTGGTGGATACAAGTAATGGCTTTGAAGAAGTCACAAAAGTCTCTAAAGAACTGGACCAAACAGAAGTGGCGTACCAAATCTGGTAAGCCATCTGCTAAAACAGGGGAGAGATACCTACCTGAGAAGGCTATTAAGGCTTTGACTGCAGCAGAATACGCTGCAACTACCAAGGCTAAACGCAAAGGTACTAAAAAAGGTAAGCAATTTGTTAAACAACCTAAGAATATTGCTAAAAAAACTAGGAGATACAGGTAATGGCACGCAAACCAGACAAAATGCCAGCACGAAACAAGAAAAACTTCAGGCCAACTAAGTCTGGAGCTGGTATGACTGCTAAAGGTGTAGCTGCTTATAGGCGAGCTAACCCTGGTAGCAAGTTAAAGACTGCTGTTACAGGTAAAGTTAAGGCTGGCAGCAAAGATGCTGGTAGAAGAAAGTCGTTTTGTGCAAGAAGTGCAGGACAAATGAAAAAATTTCCTAAAGCTGCTAAAGATCCGAACTCTAGATTGAGGCAAGCAAGAAAAAGATGGAAGTGTTAAGAGGTATATTATGAAAGAAATGCAATTACTAACTGTTGATAATGAAATAGCTACTATTAAAAAGAACAAAGTTGTTAGTCCTGGTTCTAGATTTGATGGTCGTATGGTAAAATCTAATAAAGACATAAAAGAAATATTTGGTATTGATGTTGGTAGGACTGATCTATCTAGATATCAAAAATCTACACCACAAGTACAGCCACAAGCTATGCCACCTAGAATGCCTAACGTACAAGCTAATATGGCACAACCAAATATGGCACAACAACAAGCTAAACCTATGACTCCAAAGAGTATGCAGTCATTGTTGAAAGCTAACTTAATGGGATTAATATAATGACTCACGGTGGAAAAAGAAAAGGTGCAGGTAGACCAAAAGGTGTTGCTATTGGAACAAAAAGAGAACGCCTGGATGCTGAATTAGGCAAAGGTCAAACTACTCCTTTAAAATATATGTTAAACTTATTGAACAACCCACAAGTATCTGTTGAAAAGAAGATGTGGGCAGCAAAGGAGTCAGCACCATATGTACATTCTAAGCTATCATCAGTTACAAATACTCTGCAAGGTGATAATGATAAGCCTGTTGCTGTTACTATTGGCTGGCGAAAAAAGAAATAACATGGAAATGTTAAGTGGATTATTAGAACTTTTTAAACCACAACAAACAGAAGGATTAATATCTGGTAAAACTTTTTCACCTGATCCTTTTATTAATAAAGTTATTGAAGCAGAAAGTTCTGGCAATCCTAAAGCTGTATCTCCAGTAGGTGCAAAAGGATTAATGCAAATCATGGATGCTACTGCAGAACAACCAGGCTTTGGTATTAAACCACTAGAAGATCCATTTGATCCAGTTGAAAATGTTAGATTTGGAACTGAATATTTATATGCATTGATGGATCGTTATAATGATGATACTACATCAGCTCTTGCAGCTTATAACTGGGGTGTTGGTAATGTAGATAAATGGTTAAAAAAAGGTGGAGACTTTAATGAGCTTCCAAAAGAAACACAAAATTATATAAAAAAAATTACAGAATAGTGGAAATACAAATACCTTATGAACCTCGCCCTTTACAGGAAAAGATTCATAATGAACTAAAAAGATTTAATGTTATCTGTTGTCACCGAAGATTCGGTAAGACAGTATTTGCAATCAATCATTTAATTATGACTGCTTGTGAAATAACAAATTCGAGATTGGCGTATATCGCACCAACTTATCGCCAGGGAAAGGCAGTCGCTTACGACTATTTAAAAGAATATACAGATCCCTTAATGAAACTTGGTGGCAAACGACATGAAACCGAACTGAAGGTTGATCTATGGAATGGATCACGTATACAAATCTTCGGATCGGACAATCCAGATGCTCTTAGAGGATTAGGATTTGATGGAGTTTGTATGGATGAATATGCCTTAATGTCACCTAGAGTTTGGACTGAGGTCGTTAGACCTGCAGTTGCAGACAAACTTGGCTATGTAATCTTTATTGGAACTCCCATGGGTCATAACCAATTCTGGGATGTTTACGATTTAGCAAAACGTAGAGGTGGCAAAGATTGGTATGCACAATTATATCGTGCATCCGAAACAGAAATAATAGCTGATGATGAACTTGAAGAAGCTAGGCTTACAATGCCAGAAGATCAGTACGAACAAGAGTTCGAGTGCAGCTTTCAGGCTGCAGTATCTGGAGCTTACTATGGTAAGCAAATACAGAAAGCTGAAAAAGAAAATAGAATTACAGATGTACACTATGATGCAAGTAATGATGTTGAGACCTGGTGGGATTTAGGTATTGGTGATTCAACTTCTATTTGGTTTGCACAAAGAGTTGGAAAAGAAATACATCTCATAGATTATTATGAAAGCTCAGGTGAATCACTTGCACATTATGCAGGTATACTTAGAGATAAAGGTTATAAATATGGTCGCCATGTTGCACCACATGATATAACAACAAGGGAACTTGGTACTGGTAAGTCCAGGCTAGAAGTTTCATATGACCTTGGACTTGACTTTGAAGTTTGTCCTAGGTTAGAAGTAGATCATGGCATTGAAGCTGTGAGAAATAATTTAGATAACTGTTGGTTTGATAAAAATAAATGTAAATATGGTATTGATTGTTTGCGACAATACCGTAAACAGTTTGATGATAGGATGCAGACATTTAAAAATAAACCCCTACATGACTGGAGTTCACACGCAGCAGATGCTTTTAGGTATGGCTGCTCTGTGGATGGACCAACAAGAACAGACTGGACTAAACCAATGAGTGTAGATACAAGATATATTGTTTAAGGATAAATATGGCAAAAGGTAGACCACTAGACGAACACGCAATATCAGGATTGCTTGGAGAACAAATAAGGAACAGTTATGGTTTCTTTGAATCAGAACTTACTCAGTCAAGAAGAAAAGCTAATGAGTATTATTTTGGTGAAGCATTTGGTAATGAAGTAGAAGGTAGATCACAAGTAGTATCTACAGATGTAGCTGATACTATTGAATCTATTTTACCACCATTGCTTAGAATATTTACTGCATCAGATAACATAGTAAGAGTAGAACCTGTAAGCCAGGAAGATGTAGGCATTGCAGAACAAGCTACTGATTATCTTAACCATATTTTTAATAAAGATAACGAAGGCTTTACAACTTTGTATACAATGTTCAAAGATGCTTTGTTACAAAAGAACGGTATATGTAAAGTATACTGGGATAACTCTGAGAAAGTAGAAAGAGAAACATATGAAAAATTATCTGATGATGAGTTTGAAATGCTTATCGCCGAAGATGGTGTTGAAGTTAAAGAACATTCTGAGTACGAAGATGAAACATTTCTGGAACAAAAGGAAAACGCAGAAGAAAAACTAGCAGAGCAACAAGATTCTTTACAAGCATCTATGATGCGCGAGGAACTAAATAAAATTCCTACACCAATGATGCATGATGTTGTTATTACAAGAACACAAACATTTGGTAGAGTTAAGTTTGAAGCTATACCACCTGAAGAATTTTTAATTGAACGCCAGGCTAAATCTTTAAAAGATGCAAACTTTGTTTGTCATAGAGTACCTACATCTCGTAGTGCATTACTTGAAATGGGATTTGATTATGATAAAGTTTATAACTTACCTGTTGAAAATAAAGAGAGATACAATGAAGAACGTAGTACACGATTTAGAAATTTAGATGATGACTATGATAGATCTGTTGGAGACGCTTCAACTGAAGAAGTTATTGTTTATGAATCTTACATTCGCATGGATACTGATGGTGATGGTATCGCAGAGCTTCGAAAGATTACAAGTGCAGGTGATGGTGGTTACACTATCCTCGATAATGTTCCTGTTGATTCTCATCCATTCTGTTCACTAACACCTATTATTGTACCACACAGATTTTATGGTAGATCAGTATCAGAGCTGGTAGAAGATATTCAGTTAATTAAATCTACTGTTATGAGACAAGTACTAGACAATATGTACTTAACAAATAATAACAGAGTTGCAGTTATGGATGGTCAAGTTAATCTTGATGATCTATTAACTAACCGACCGGGCGGAATAGTTAGAACTAAATCTGCACCTAGTCAGGTTATGATGCCATTGCAAAACCAAGCATTAACACAACAAGCATTTCCATTACTACAATATTTAGATACCATTAAAGAAGAACGAAGTGGTATTACAAAATACAACCAGGGTATGGATACTGATACATTAAATAAAACTGCATCAGGTATAAACACAATCTTATCACAATCACAAATGAGACTAGAATTAATTGCTAGAGTATTTGCTGAGACTGGTGTTAAAGATATGTTTAAAAAGATATTTGAATTAGTTGTTAAGTATCAAGACAAAGAACGTATTGTTAAAATTAAAAATAACTTTATTCCTATGAACCCTATGGAATGGAGAGATCGTTGTAATGTAACTATCCATGTTGGATTAGGTACAGGATCTAGAGATCAACAACTACAAATATTAAATTCTATTCTTGGTAGACAACTAGAAGCTATTAAACTGCAAGGTGGACCACAAGGCCCAGTTGTAAATCTAAACAATATTTATAATACATTATCTCGTATCATTGAGAACGCAGGTTTAAAAGATGTTGCATCTTACTTTACTGATCCTAAACTTGGTCAGCAAATGATGCAGCCTAAACCTAAACAGCCTTCAGAGTTTGAGAAAGTATCACAGATACAGACACAACAAAAGGCTGCTGAAGCTCAAATGAACTATGAAAATAGAATGAGAGAGATGGAACTTAAGTATCAGAAAATGATATTAGAGTTTGAAACAAAAGCTAAAGAGCTTGAACTTAAGTATCAAGCAGATATAGATGAGAAAGCAATAAGACGAGAAGCATTGGATATGAAAGGTATTTCTGATACCAATAAACAAATGCTTGACGCAGCTAGCAAACAACTGTTACAACCTGAAGAACCACAAGTAAGTGAAACAACAATAGCAATAGATGTCGGATCTCCAGATAGAAGCAAATAGAGGCACAAGAGCCAAAGCAATATTAGAAGATGAGCTTTTCCAAGAAGCATTAGAGACTCTTAGAAAATCTTATACTGAAGCGATATTTCAAACAGGACCAAATGATGAATTGGCAAGGACAAAGATCTACCTAGCCTATCAGATTTTAGGAAAGTTTGGAGACCATTTCCGTACTGTTATGGAAACAGGTCAACTTGCAAGTAAACAATTAGAAGAACTTCGCAAGAAAAAATAGCACCACCCATTATGGAGTGCTTACATAACACCAACCACAGAGGAGTGTAACCATGGCATTAAAAGATGCACACTTAGGACCAAAAGCTATGGCAGTTAATAAAGCTGCTGAAGCTATTAAAGGTCTTATGCAAAAGAATAACGATCAAGAACCAGAACCTATTGAAGAAGCTGCACCTGAAGCGGAAGCTCAGCCAGCAGAAGTTCCAGTAGAGGAAGTAATTGAACAACCTTCTGAAGAAGCATTGCTTACAGAAGAAGTAACTGAAGAAGTTACAGATGAAGCTGAACAAGATATTAATGAAAGTTCACAGGAGCAACCAGCTTATACTGTCAAAGTTGATGGTAGTGAGATGGATGTCACCCTTGATGAACTACTTCGAGGGTATCAGAGAGAAGCTGATTACACACGCAAAACGTCAGAACTATCTTTAGAGAAATCAAAGGTCAATGACATGATGCAACAATCTCAATCTGAGATAAATCAAAAATTGTCTAAACTAACTGAGCTGACTACAATGGCTCAACAGGAATTACAAAACGAGTATAGTAATATAGACTTTGAAAAACTTTATGAGGATGATCCTACAGAAGCAGCTCGTCTTGAACACAAGATGAGAAAGCGTTCTGAGAATCTACAAAAAATTCAAGAGGAAACTAAAGCTAACCAGATGCATGAATTTACTAAGTATGTTCAAGAGCAACAAACAAAGTTATCTACAATGGTTCCAGAATTTAATGATCCAGCTAAAGCAACTAAAATGAAATCTGATATGAGAACCTATCTAACTAAGTTAGGATATGGGGATCAAGAGATCAATAGTATTTATGATGCAAGACAAGTCTTGTTGATTAAAGATGCTATGACATATGATAGACTTAAAAAATCAAATGTTAAAGTTACTAAGAAAGTTGCCCAAGCTCCTAGAGTTGTAAGACCTGGTGTTGCTAAAACTAAAGCAGATGAGTTATCAAGGACAAGAAAAGATAAACTAAATCGTCTGAAAAAGTCTGGGCATTACAAAGATGCTGCTAAGATTTTTAAAGACTTTCTTTAATTAATAAGGAGGCCTTATGGCACAACCAACAAACTTGTACGATACGTACGATACAAAAGGTATTAGAGAAGATTTAGTAGATGTAATTTATAATATATCTCCTGAAGATACTCCAATCCTTTCTGCTATCCCTAGAGCGGTAGCAACATCTACATCACACGAATGGCAAACAGACGCACTTGCTGATCCTGCTGCTAACGCTGTGATTGAAGGTGATGACGCAACAATAGATGCTATGTCAGCAACTGTAAGAGTTAAGAATTTTACACAAATTCAAGACAAAGTAATTGCAGTTTCTGGTACACAATCATCTGTTGATGCTGCAGGTAGAGCTGATGAAATGGCTTACCAAATGGCTAAAAAATCTAAAGAACTTAAAAAAGATATGGAATTCGCAATAGTCGAAGAAAACATTTCTGTTGTAGGTTCTGCAACTGCTGCTAGAGAAATCGGTTCTCTATCAACATGGATTAAAACCAATGGTGATGCTGGTTCAACTGGTGCTTTATCTACTGGCTTTAATGCTTCAACTGGCTTAACTGCTGCTCCAACTTCTGGAACAGACAGAGACCTTACTGAAGCTATATTAAAGACTGTTATCAAAGAAGTATATTCTTCTGGTGGCGATCTTGATATGCTGGTAGTTCCACCATCAGTAAAACAAGTAATCTCTGGATTCAATGCAAACACAACTAGATTCGGTCCAGCTGAATCAAGAACTGAGTTTGCTGCGATTGATGTTTACGCATCAGATTTCGGTGATTTACAAGTTGTACCAAACAGAGTTATGGCAACAAGTAACGGAAAAGAATGTTTCTTAATACAGTCTGATATGTTAGGTGCTGCCTACCTAAGAGATTTCCAAGTGAATGACCTTGCTAAAACAGGTGATTCTGAGAAGAAACAACTCTTAGTTGAATGGACACTTGAAGTTAGAAATGAAGCCGCACACGGTATCATTTTGGACATCAACCAATAATACTAATTAGGTGGGGGAGCTTAGGCTCCCCTCCTTTTATTTAAGGAAAACATATGAAAGCTCCAACAACATTTAAACCAGGTGCTACACAAACTGTAGCTGTAGGTTCTTCATCTGCTGCATCTAATGCAGTTGATGCACAAACAAGAGATATTAGATTAGTTTGTAGTGTAGATGCTTATGTAACAATATCTTCTGCGCCTACTGCAACCTCATCATCATTTATTTTACCAGCATTTACTGTTGAATATTTTAGATGTGCAGGTTCTGATAAAGTAGCATTTTTAAAAGTAGGTGCTACAGATGGAACTGCAAGAGTAACAGAACTTAGTCAGTAATGAGACCACCATTTGTATCATTAAGAAGTCAGGATAGATATCGTAATCGTAGGACAGATGTACCTAATGATGCTTTAAAACTAGAAGATTTAACATACCTATTATTAGAAACAGGTGATAACATCATACGTGAAGATGGTGTAGGTGTTTCATATCAAACTGGAAAAGCTATTCAAAACTAATGAAATTTAGTGAATTAGTAGAATTACTTAAAATTAAAGAAAAAGATACACAACAACAAACTAAGAACAAACAAAGAACAAAATTAAGAAAGAGGATAAAACATGGCTGATAGTAAGATTAGTGCATTAACAGCTTTAGAAACTAATGCATCAGATGATGTATTAGCTATAGTAGATACAAGTGCAACTGCCACTAAAAAAGTAACTTTAGAAAATATATTTAAAGGAATACCTGTAAGTATAGGTGTTAACGAAAGCACACCACTTGCAAAATTACACGTAGTAAGAGATGCTATAAATCATTCAACACAAAGTTCACTAGCACCGATATTTGTTGAAGATGATAATAGACCAGGTATTTTTTTCTCAGGTAATTTAAACAACATAGGTATTATACAATTTGGTGATAACTCAGCAATTAACTCTGGTGAGATTTTTTACGATCATAGTGCTGACAAATTTAGTTTAAGATGTGCAGGTACTGTACAAGCAACTTTAGCTGATGGTGTATTCGCACCAGAAACAGATTCAGATGTAGACTTAGGTACAACCTCTTTAAGATTTAAAGATACATTTGTAGATACTATTACAACTACTGAAGCAATCAATGGTGCATTAAAAAGATGGACTGTAAAAACTTCTGCATACACAGCAGTAGCTGGTGATAGACTATTGGCTGATACTGCAACTACAGCTGCATTTACAATTACTTTACCAAGTAGTCCTGCTGTAGGTGATGAAATACACATATTAGATAGTGCTGCAAACTTTGATAGTGCTAACTTAACAGTTGGTAGAAACGGTAAAAAGATACAAGGATTAACTGCTGACCTTACTTTGACTACAGAGAATACAGGTATTGGACTTGTGTTTATGTCTGACACTTATGGATGGAGAGTATTAGTAGATGCTTATGCAGTAGATACAACAGAACTGTAACATGGAAGATATATATAATCCTAATCAAGATATACATATAGATAGAGCTAGTAGAAAACTTGTAGTAAGAAAACAACAAGATACTAATCCTATACTAGAAGATAATAAAGTAGCTCGTAATCATAGAGCTAATGAACAAAAAGGTGAGTTACAAAGAATAGCTCAGATACCTTTGATTGCATTACAAATTAAAACAAAAGAACTGTTTGGTCATTCTAATTGGTATTCTTTACACAAAAGTGTTAAGAAAGAAATTATTAAAAAGATGGTTAACAGTAATGAATTTCAAAACTTTAGAGTAGGAAGCAAGAGGTTATAATGGCTTTAAATAATTATGCTAACTTAAAAACAGCTATTGCTAATTTCTTAGCACGTGATGATTTAACTTCAGAGATAGATGACTTTATAGATTTAACTGAAGCAGACTTTAATCGTAGATTAAGAATAAGATCTATGGAAACTGTTGATACAACTTTTACTATTGATGCAGAAACAGAAGCATTACCTACTGGTTTCTTACAAGTTAGAAGTTTTGTTTTAACAAGTACAACTCCTGATAGAACATTAGAATTACTTAGTCCATTTCATCAAGCAAGTTTATCTGATAATGATACTACTGGTAATCCTAGAACATATAGTATTGAAGGAAGTAACTTTAGATTTCAACCTATACCTGGCACAGCAGTTACAGCACGATTAACTTTTTATAAAGCATTTGATGCTATAAG